GTTTAAAACAAGACACATAATTAACAAAGACATATAATTATTAACATAGTAATTAATATCATGCACTACACCTTTAGTATTATTAAAAATGGCACCATTGACATTACTGCACATATTTGAAGGATGTGTTTATGAGATGATACTGAAAGGAGGAGCTGATTTAAATTAAATTATTGAAAACATTTAAAATTATGATCCTTTGAAATTATCTTTTTAAGATCACACAAACAGTAAAACTGTAAATTAATTTAATGCTTCATATGCAGTTGATCCTTAAATAAACAATATATAATCGTTCATGGGAACAACAATTGATTAATAATATCAATAAATGATTTAAATGGTTGATAATGACAAATATGACATGATCATATTGAATTATGCCATTTAAAATATTTATGTGTCAAATGCTGCATTAAATGATGAATAAGTTACATCTGAAAATCAATTAATGTATATATGCAATGACTTAAGTGACAATTTATTTTAATATGGAACATTAAACAACACAACATTCCGACAAATAAATGCTATTGGTAAATTGAAAGAAAAACTGTTATACTCATATGTGAAAGTAACAACCAGCGCACAACCAATTTTAGTGAAACAGCTATTTCAAGAATAAAGAACAATAGCAGAACGTGCATTTGCAAATGTACAATACTCAACAATAAAATTAAATGTATGTTTTGAAGTAAATGGCATTATCAAAAACTGTTTTGTAAATGATTTTACACAAAATTTAATGATATAATTCAAAAACAATCCAATTTCATTGAACATTAATGATACTATATAATGGTTGTAAGATCACAAAAACCCAATCATAAAGTAAAAAGAACTAATAAATTTTATTTAATTAAATCAAATGACTTAAAATTTTAGTGACATTAAATTTTTCTTAAAATTGGAAACACTTGTAAAAGATGATATATTAAGTAACATGAACACTATTAAAGCGAGATCAATCATGGCATCTCAATATTATACATCAGCCATTTTTAGTAATGTATTTAAACAAATAAAAGAAAGATTTAAATTGTCTTTAAACAACAAAATAACATATACAGACGGATCAACATATATGGACTTACAAAAATTATTAAATAGATATAATTAAACTTAACTTTTCATGGAAAATGACCTGACCAAACAAGATAGGTAAACAACAGAAGATTTAATAATGATAGAGATGGAAATTTACAAAAATTTGGGTGCTGATAAAGATGTGATAAAAGTTTACAAAAGATGTCATGAATTGTGGCGATGGGAATGTAACACTTGTAAAGGTTATGGAAAATGGATGAGATTAACTGGTTAACCAACAACTGCCTTAGGAAATGCTATAGTAAATTTAACAACAAATTGGTAATTAATTCAAAAAAATAAAGAATCTCTTGAGTTTATGATTTTACTTGGTGATGATTAATTATTTGGTTTCACAAAAAAAATTGATCTTTCACAAGTCAAATAATAAATAAAATTGAAATACAACATGTTATCTACACAAGTTGTTAATTAAAAAGTGGCCACATTTTGCCATTTATTAGTGGGAACCAATGAAAATGGTCAAGTAGTAATAACACCTGATATACTATATATTAATGAAAAATATCAATTGTTGAGCGGAAAAGGTGAATTAAATGATGATAATTTATCAATGAGAAGATTATCATATTGTTGTATGTTAGGTGCTGATTAAAATATTTAACAGATTATTAAAAAAGATGGTAGACAAATCAACCTGGTGTAGTGGTATGACACAACTGATGCTATAACATTGTGTGCACTAAAATACAGCATAACAATTGAAGAATCATAAAGAATATATGGTAGATTGTTAAATTAGTTAAGAAGTGACGAATTGTTTATCAATAAAGCAAAATATTTTGAAACATTTGGAAGGAAAATAGGTCAAATAACCACTAAAATTGTAGAATGAACCACAATGGTGGGAATTTGTT